ACCAACTACATCGGAGACCAAGTTTGCAGTATGTGTAAAAGTTGTATTAATATCCAAACTTGAAGTTGGAATTTTAAATTTGTAATTTTTTCCACTTACAGACACAATTCTATCTGCTACGGTGCTACCGCTAACTAAAGCTGCTGATGTAAACAGTGCATCAAAATTTAATGCTGTTTGTCCCGCACCATCATTGACTGATGGAAAAATTCCTATAGTAGAAACTGCATTTTCAAGATATCTGGCTTCTGCTGTTGTTCCCTTACACATTAAAAGGTCTAGATAATTTTCACTGGCAGTTTCAAAATTTATAAATCCTGTCGTAGTTCCTGTAATTACAATTCCCCCACCATATGCAAGTGAATATAATGCTGATAGGAAATCATTTCCGTTTGTTTTTCCGGTTATTTGAGATCTATCTGATGAGAAAAAACCAAAAGTTCCACCTTGGGTATTTGAAGTTGTAAGCAAACAAGCCGTAACACCAGATAACTGATCTAAATCAAATACTAAGTCATTTGGATTAGTATATACAATATAAGAATCCGTTGTAGCACCTTTTGTTGGAATTGAAAGTTCTGTTCTAGAATAAATTAACCAGCCAAACAATCCTCCGGGATTGTTGCTGGCAGCACCAGAGACTCCATTAAAAGTTGGGGGGGCATATGTAGATCCAGCCAAAAATCCATAATAAAGAGGAGGCGTTTCAAATGAATTATTAATGCAATACACTGGATTTAAAAAAGAATTTATCTTTGGGTTTGCCATTTTTTTACCTTAAAATTATTTATAATTTTTAAGCAGGATACCAGAGAACACCATTTGCTTTGAATTCACCATCTTCCCCCTCATCTGGATTTAACATAAACAAAACGTTATCATCTTCTGGTTTTTTGGCTTCTTCATAATTCATTTTTGCGGATTCGATTAAATCTGCATAATATTCTTGCCTACAAAGCCACGCAAAGAACACCAAAGTCATAACCAAATCATCGTGGTGACCATCGTCTGCTTTAAACGTATTAGATCTTGATACAAAGGTCATCAACTCTTGGACAATTCTTTCATCGTTGATTAAAATTTTGTCTTCTTCTACAAGTCTTTTTAAAATTGCACAGCCTAATTTTTTTGTTTGAGCGGTTGTTCTCAATCCCATTTCACTTTTACCATGAGCAAATCCTTGGGATAAAACTTGCCCCTTTCTTCCCATTATTCTTGTCATCAAAAGATTTTCATAACTCAAATCGTTATACAAAATATTTGAAATTTGACCACCTATATCATTTGTTTCTACTAAAACGTAAGCATTATTATATCTTTCACCTACTTTTTTAATAACATTTGGAAAATTAAAGGGACTTACTGTATTATTTCTATAAGTTGCAACAACTTTATACGGTGATTCATTTCCACTAACGACCGTAAATGCAGAATAGTCTGAACCCTGCCCACGTGAAACGTCTGCCATTAAAAAGTAAATATTGTCTTTTTTAGGTTCTTCAAAAATTCTGAGACCTTCCGAATCTTCACTTAAAAATTCTTCTGGAGCCAGTACGTTTAATTTTGTAGAAGAAATTAATGTATTTGAAGATCCGAGAAAACTGCATCCGTATTCTTGTTGAAACTGTTCTTCACTAGTATTTGCTATTTGTTCCGCTGCCCAGACATCATCTCTTCTTGGGCCACCGGGTGTTATTGGAACTTCTCTCCAATTTACTTCTACAGGTACAAATTTATTTTTGAGTTTATGGCCTTCAAGTCTATTTGAATCTACCCATAGTTTATGAAAGTGATTCATCCCATTGGGCGTAGAAACGATTATGAGCTTAGTTGTTGTACCTGCGGATATAGTTGGATAAGTAGATGAATAGAACTCCTCGGCCACGTGAGAGGGCAAGAAGGCGTATTCGTCAAGAAGAAGCAAGTTAAAAGATCCACCACGAATTGCGCTGGATGAAGTTGCGTCGCATATAACTCTCGAACCATTTTCTAGTTTAAATGAAGTTTTATTCCATTCAACTACACCTTGTTGTAAAAAATGTGGTAAATTTTCATATGCAAGTTGTAATTTTGCAAATAATTCATCTTTAGCCGTTTTTAATTTGTTTGCAAGAATTGCGCAGCTGACAGATTGATTAAAAGTAACATAGTGAGTGATATATCCAATCACGGATGTAGATTTACCAGATTGTCTTGGCCACTTTGAAATTACAAATCTATTTGCATGAATGGCATTTACAAATTTTTGCTGATAATCATACAATTCAAATGGCATAACTCCTTTATCAAGAGTTTTTACTTTTACGTATTTACTACAAAAATATACAGGATCGTTGGCACACTTGACGTATTCTTTTAATTGTTCTTCCGTATATTGAAGTTCTACGCCAGGTGGTTTTAACTTTGGATTATTTCTGTAGCCTGTATTATTCTTTTCGCTCATTGTTCACAACCTCAACATCTACAACTTCTTTTTCTGTACTTCGTTCTTTATTTAAAAGATTTTGCAAATCCTTTGTGGATCCAACAAAAACCGAATTGTTTGTTTGTTTTACTTCTACTTTACTTCCAGTAACATCTTTGGCTTTTTTATGAACGTCTAAAACGTTATTATTAAGATCAGCCATAGTCTTTAACAAAATAGCAACAACTTCAAATGCTCTTGGGCTATCCGATTCCGTAGCAACTTTTAATGCGCTTTCAAGTGCCATATTTCCATTGTTAACAAGATCTTTAAGATTTTGTTGAACATATTGGTAATCTTTTTGAAAACTTGCGGAGTCAAACGTACCACCAGCAATTGGTTTACTAGTTTCACTTTGTGCGGGTACATTAAAAAAATTAGCTAAATTTTTATTGATATTCATTAAAAGTCCAAATCAAGATTAATATCGATCAAATCTGGATTAATATTGTTAATAGAAGATCTTTCTTTTCCGTAAATATATGATTTGGCAACAAAAGTTATTGAAGAAATATTTATTCTTCTATTACTAAAATCACCATCAAATCTTTCACTTAAATTATTACCAACCATAGTTATGGGTATTTTTACATCACCTTGAACATCGTTCAAAGCCATGGTAATTATATGATCTGGATTGAAATATGGTATAATTTGCTCAAAAATTTGAAGAGTGTCATCTATATGTCTTGTATAAATGAACAATGAAAATTGGACATTTACAGGAACTTGTTCTAAAATTTGTTCTCCTACTGTAGATGTACATTCACCGTTTACACTCGTATATGAGGTTACTGGTGAAAATTTATTTCTTCTTCTACTGTTGTCCGGGTTTATGCTAGTTATGATATAACTCAACTTAGGCAATTGTGTTTCGATTCTAGTGCCATCAGTTATCGAAGACGGCTCCAATAGTCTTCTTATAAATTTTTCTTGTGGTGCGTAAGTAATTGGAACTCTTATCGGTATCGGTAAATTTATATTATCTGGATTGGAATGTTGTACAACAATATTGTTGAACAAAGAACCAAATCCCACTACCAGTTTTCTTAAACTTTTATTGTAAAAATACTCAAACATTTTTTATTCCTTATTAATCGCAAGCCGCAAATGGGTTATTTGGGTCAAACGTATATCCAGCAGATTCCGTTTTCAATAAATCGTTTATTCCCGCAGTTGTTCCCAAGATATTGTTTAGAGGTATTACTGTAGAACCACAAAGACCTCTTGTTGATGTATAAACAGAATTGATTGCGCTGTTCTGTGTATTAATCTTTTCGTAGCTGTAGGTGAACAGTTCAGCGGTTATCGCATAAGAATACAATTTTCCTAGCGGATAAAATGGATTTTCATGTTCGACAAAGTTTATTTCAAATAATGCTTTTGCCAGAGGAAAATATATCAAATCACCTTCTCTCGGTCGTGTTATTGAAGCATTATTGTTTGTGACTTCTTCTTTAAATCTTTTTCTAGCAAGAATTAACATGACCTTGTCTTTTATTTCAAGGCCAAATTGTGAAATCAAATCTGTTCCATCAAATCCTTTATAAGATTGCAGATACATCTCAACCGTATATGATTTAGTAAACGAAGACCCAGGATCTTCACCAAAAACTCTATCAATTGATAGATATTCTCTTGGTACATAAACACAATCCAGACCCGTAGTTTGAATTATCTCAATTGTAATTCCTTCAACGAGGTTTTGTTCGCCTTGGTAATTGGAAAAATAAGGGTTTGTTGCCATTTTATCCTATTAGTGGGTCTGGTGGAAGTTCTTGTGTCTTCAGCAAGGATTGTTCTATTTGATTTAATTCCGCCAATGCTTCATTCATTAGAGCAGCTGCATTGAGTTGTGCACCACCAGGCAAAGGAACCCCTGCAAACTTCATCAAATTTTGTGCCCATTGCTTCTTTAAAAGAGCAACATAATATTTTTTAAATACGCGGTCATCCCAAACTTTTGAATATTGATTTGGATCAATTTGAACATATGCTTCTACTAATAAAAAACTACCAGGAATTATGTTTTGAACATCTTGATCCAAGAAAAGTCTATCGGTTGTTCTCGTATATGTAAATGATGCTGGGTAGTTAAATACGTCATTAACAAGTTTTAAATAACTCATAGATTCCATGTAACTAGCCATGGGACCCGTTTGCATTCCACCTTGATTGAAATAAAGACCAAAAAAGTCAAACAAAGTAAGTTGATACCGAAGATCGAACATGTAATCTCCAGAAACATCAGAAGATCTATAAACTTTAGAAATTGTTCTGATGTCAGTTGCTGTTGGCCAAGCACTAGTTACACCGGTAGTTGGATCATATTTATCTTGTGCTCCAACCGCATTTCCTAAAGTTGTAGTGTCAAAATATTTTCTATTTATATCTTGTTGCGTTATTTGATATAAAAACAATGCTCTTTGATTGAAATCAAAGTGTCTTTCATACATGTATTCAAGGGCTTCATCTAAACGATCTTCTGCCTGCTGAACATCTATGTTTACTTGTATTACTGGTGCACCCAAATTGCGAAAGCAGTAATCTATGAAATCTTGCCGGGTGGTTATTGCCATAAAAATATTTATGAAATTGATAAATAATTGAAAGGAACTTTTGGCATGAAAAATCGAAAATCTTTAGAAGAAACTATAAAAGAATTGCGAAATAAGTACAAAAATGTACCATCTCCTTTGTCAGAAAACTATAACAAAATGAATCAAAATGTAAATTTTACACCACAACAAAAAACACCAGATTCATTTAGACAAGATTTGTTGACCAATTTTAAACCACCAAAACGTGGATTTCAGTGATGATATTAAAAACTGAGTTATCTAGATCATTGGTAAAACTAGAAAACAAAGATTTTGAAGATGCAGATTTGTGGGATAAAGTTTTAAAAATTTTAAAAAATGAAAAGAGTAAACCATTCCACGATGTCTATTTTCAAGCAGATCAAAACAAAACCTTGTGGATTTTAAAAAATTTACAATCATGTGATTTAAAATACAAAGAAACTCACATAAAAAATGATCTGATAACAGTATTACTATAATGCAAGAAGAAAATTTTGAACAAGAAATTTTAAATAATTTTTTACAGGGAGATTTAAACTCCCTGTCTTATCAAAAGCAATTATCTGAAACTGATTACAATTCTTCAAATTATAGAATAGAAAAATACAAAAATATACCAGAAAACGATAAAGAGTTTGGCGACTATATAAAAAAAACTTACGGTTCCGTTTCCAGTTTTTTTGATTTTAGACAGGATTTAGTAAAAGATAAATTGTATGATCCTTCTTCAGATTATCTTGCTGAAGTAGTGGTAATAACCGACGAAGAATATTATAAATCTGGATTTATATCGCCTACAGAAGTTTTTTTTGAAATATTAAAAGGAATTGCAACAATAGAATATTTTAAGGTAGACGGTAGGGCTGCAAAAATTGTAGGGACTCTAGAAGAAAATTTAATACCTTCAAGCCAGCAAAACACCAGAGCAAATGCATTTAGTTTTATAGGTTCAAGAAGAATTTTAGTGTGGGATTTGCAAAAACAAGGATGGTCTTCTTTTTATATGTCAAATCTTAGAAGATTTATCAAAGACGATACATATGGATTAGAATAAATAATTTAAATGAGCGATAACCATTCTAAAATGGATCATCTTTACGCGGTTCTCTTTAGAGAATCAAAAATTATTGTCTCAAAGTATGAAGACTATCTAAAAGAAAAAATCAGTTCAAAAGAACTTGCACAAAAGATGTTAAGTCTTCGTGATGCCATAAAAAGAATAGAAGAATCAAAATAATTGTTGACCGTTTTGATTGTGGTGGTAATATATGCCTCTATGATCATTAACGCTGATCCAAAACTTGATTACTCTGATGTTTTAATTGTTCCTCAGAAAAGCAATGTAAAATCAAGAAAAGAAGTTTGTCTTGAGGTCAGCAAGACTTTTAATAATGGAACTTCTTGGTCGGGTGTGCCTGTAATGGCGGCTAACATGTCCACCGTTGGCACCCATAAAATGGCACTTGTATTGTCCGAATATAACATCGTAACCTGCCTAAGAAAAGGTGGTGACTATTATTCAAGTTTTGCTTCTGCCAATCCCGATAAAGAAAAATATGTTTCTCTTACTCTCGGTTTGGATGCTGAAAGCAAACTTTTTGTTGACAGTGCCGATATTAAAGATCCTACGTTTATTTGTGTTGATGTAGCAAATGGCTACATGACGGAATTTCATAATTTCACAAGAAAGGTTAGAGAAAAATGGCCGAAGTCTATTTTGATTGCAGGGAATGTCGTGACCCCCGAGGGGGTAGAGGAATTGTCAAAGGTTGGAGTAGATCTCGTAAAAGTGGGAATAGGATCGGGGTCGATGTGTCTGACCCGGCGTGTGGCAGGCGTGGGCTATCCACAGCTATCGGCGGTATTAGAGTGTGCACAAACAGCCGAAGCATTCGGTATTGGGATCGTTGCTGATGGTGGGATAATTTATCCCGGAGATTTTGCAAAAGCATACGTGGCAGGCGCAGCCTTTGTAATGGCTGGAGGAATGTTTGCTGGCCACGATGAGTGTGGTGGTGAAATAAGACACGGTGAGCATGGAGAGCTCCGAATGTTGCACTACGGAATGAGCAGTAAGACTGCGAATGAGAAGTACAATGGCGGGCTTTCCGATTACAGAGCATCGGAAGGAAGAACAGTTGAAGTACCATATCGCGGATCTATACGAAATACGATACAGGATGTTTTTGGTGGTTTGCGCTCGGCTTGCTCTTATGTTGGCGCTTTTAATTTGCCTGAACTGTATTTGAATGGTAAACTGGTTAAAGTAAATCGCACTATTAACAACATTTTTGAGAACCACGAAATATGAATAAATTTAATCTCACCAAAAATAGTATTTTTGGTCCGACAACTCCCAGATTGTATGGGAGTTGTTTCTTTATATAATAAAAATTTGTGATAAACACATGTAAAAACGTGTTTGTCTAAATATTTATATGAAACAATGCAGAAATTGTAAAATTAAAAAATCACAAGATTGTTATCAAACTTGGGTACATCCAAAAAATAATAAAAAATATACAAGACATACTTGTAGAAATTGTATTAATTTACGTACTCAAAAAAGAAAAACACCAGCGCAGCTTCGGGGGCAAGCAGAAAGAGAAAAGAAAAGAAGAGAAAACCCAGCATACCGAATGTACCACGGGGCCAAACAAAGAGCTAAAAATAAAAATATTCCTTTTGATATAGATCAAGATTATATACAAAAAATAATACCATCACACTGTCCTGTTTTAGGAATTCCTTTACTAAATGGTTCTGGTTGTTTTCATGATAATTCTCTGAGTCTTGATAAAATCATTCCATCTAAAGGATATGTTAAAGGAAATGTTTGCGTAATATCTGATAGAGCAAATAGATTAAAAAGAGATGCAACACTTGACGAACTCAAAAAGCTGGTGTATTATTTGGAAACAAAAGGAAACCAATGAATATTTTTGTAGTTGATGAACAACCAGAAATTGCAGCCAAAATGCTTTGTGATTCTCATGTAGTTAAAATGATTGTTGAATCTTGTCAGCTTATGTCAACGGCTCACCATGTTCTTGATGGGGAGCAGTTGGTAGTTGATACAGGCAAGAGAAAATATACCACTAGCATTTGCACAAAGAAAAATATTTGCAAGGCCACAATGATCAATCACCCTTGCAGTATTTGGGTAAGAGAAAGTAGAAAGAACTATATGTGGCTTTGGAAGCATACCTATTCATTGTGCAAAGAGTACTCTGCAAGGTATGGTAAAGTGCACTCTATGGAAGCCATGCTAATGGACGGGCTTTACAGTCCACCTGTTAACATTCCAAGAGGCAAAAGAACTCAGTTTGTACAAGCCATGCCTGATCAATACAAGAATGAAAACCCAGTGATCGGTTATCGTCAATATTATTTGGCTGAAAAAACCAGATTTGCTAAATGGAAGACGGGTGTCATCCCTGCGTGGTTTTCGGCATCTGATCCTTTGCTTGGGATTTTTGACGAAGCTCTTCTTCCTTTTTAATTCTAATTGCTTCTGCTTCTTCTTTCATTGCATTGGAAAGATTTTCCATTCTTTTTGCAATGCCTGTTTTGTCGCGGATAGATTCTCTGTACTCTCTAGCATTCAAAAATTCAGATGCAGCCCCAGTTAAATCTCCAGCATTTAACATTTTTACTGCCTTTGGAGATTTGCCCAGCATACCTCTATAATATTCTGAAACAATTTCTCCCTGAAGTTTTGAAGAATAACTGGAAAGATTTGGAACTAATTTTTCTACTTTTGGAATTCTTACCGTAACATCTCTCTTTAAAAGAGACTCTGCTTGATCTGGAGTTAATTTTTGTTTTCCACCCAAAACTTTAGATCCAAATTCCGGATCTGCTTTATGTTCTTCACCAAAGACATTTTTAAATATTTCAGGCGATTCTTGTGTGATTAAATGACCGTGGCCGATTGTCATCAATCCTTTTGAGTCTTTGTACGGCGACAATATTTTTTCTTCATTGCCACCAGATTCATATACCTTTAAAATTTTGCAAATACCATTTATATCACAAACTTTTTTTTCTGTAGGTTTTACTTGAGAAGTAACTGTTTGTGTTTGATTTTCTTCATTCAAAAATTGTTTAAATGTTTTCATGTTATTTTGATTTGCAATTACGATTAAAGGTGCTATAATCAATCCCAACAAAGGAATCATATGAACGTAAAAGTATTTAGACTAAACTCTGGTGAAGAAATTTTATCTCGTTTTGAAGAAACAGATACACATTGGAACTTAAAAGATCCAGCAATTCTTGTTCCTCTTGAACGGGGTCAAATTGGTCTAATGCCTTGGCTAATGTATACAAAGGCAGCTAAAGGCGTTCAAATTCCAAAATCCTTCGTCGCGTTTACAATTGAACCCCTTGACGAACTCAAGGAACAATACGATCAGAGCTTGAATAAGGGAATCGTCACTCCTTCTAAGTCGGTTGATAAGCCGGGTTTGAAGTTGACGATGTAATGAATGAATATTGATACAGTCATAGAAAATTATCTTCCCATTGCCCAGCCTATTTCGATGGCAATGGAACGTCAAAAAAAGCATATATCTCTTGTAATTTACAAGCGCAAAATTATCTCGGTGGGTCAAAATATTTTTAAGACCCACCCAGATAGTGTGCGTTTGGGATACAAGTATGCAGAAATGCATTCTGAATTGGATGCTTATAGAAAAATTCCTAAGTCTTTGCGAGATAAAAAACTCATCTTGCTAAATTTTAGATTTAATCGGTTTGGAAATTTTAGAAATTCAAAGCCCTGTTCCGTATGTTCAAAATGGTGTAACGAAGTGTTTCATAAAATTTACTACACTACAGATGATGGTATAGTTTCACTCTAAATAAGTATACAGAGGTAGATATGGCTATAGAACGTTCATCAATGAAAAACTTTTTTGCTGCTATGGGTTCCCAAATGATGGGTGGTTATGGCGCAAAAACAATCAGCACACCAATGGGCCCATTTCAGTGGGATGACAATTTACAAGTTTGGGTAAATACAAACAACGGTATGCAAATGAACAACATTGCATTTCAAGATGCAATGGCTATGTTAGACTACAATAATGAATCCGGTGACGAATCGCAAGGATCGGCATGTGATTATAGCATAGGACCAAGTAATAATATTACAATTAATATTTTGGACGATAATTCTACTTATACAGAATTTCCAAATACTGCTTTAACTACAACTTTGACTTGTCCTACAACAATTACCGTTGCTGATGGAACTTTTGCTTCTCCACAAGATGTTATAACCATGGAATATGCAACAAATGCATTAAGTAATAACTGGGCAGTTTGGAATTGGTCAGTATCAAAACCCCTGACACTACCTGCTGGTATTGAAAAACTAAAATTTAGAGCAAAAACTGCATTATCTGTGGGTCCTTATGGTTATTTCTTTATAAACAATACATCAAAAAACAACGAACAAATATTAAGAGTTGATGTAACTGTTTCAACTACATAATTTGTAAATATATCGTATGCCAAAAAAACTGTGTTGTTGTAAAGAAGATTTAGTTCCGGAAATTATTAATCCGAATTGGATTGCTATTCCTTGCAAAGAATACGCAAACCACGTTTATAAAAAAACTATAACTCAATCACAGTTTCTCTGGCCCAACCAAACATCGTCTACAACAACTATACCAAATTTTAACCCACTTATGTGGGATGCCGGTATAACGTATCCGTGGTATTTTGCAGATACTCCAAATTATGTTAGTTTTGATAAAGAAAGACCAGTCTTTGTTATGCAAAGAGGTGGCGGTGGTGGTGGTAAAACTGGAGACAGTATAAGTTCTGCTGTAAAAGGTGGAAATGCAGCATACGTTGAAGTCATTATTCCAGCAGATAAGTATTGGGCCACAATTATTGCTTCTGGTGGTTCTGGTCCCTCTGCACTTGACATTAGAACTTCAATACCAAATTATTCCGGTGCTCAAGGATATCCCCTATCTGGTTGGGGTGGGGGAGCAAATTTACTTTATTATTTGTTTGGAATAGCCGTTGAATATGCAAGAAGATCTGCATCTGGTTCAATAGCTTTAGAAACAGCAAATCCAATACCGACAAATCAAAGTTTAAATGAATCATATATTGCTGCAGGAGGCGGTGGTGGTGGTGTAAATGAAAATTCTTCTGGGGGACATGGTGGAACGGTTGAAGGAATCAAAGGAAACGGCGATTATGGTGGAGCGGGTGGAAAACAAACTGCAGGGGGAACTGTATTAAGTTTATCTCCCAATTCATTTGAACCGCAACCTGGATCCCAATTAAAAGGCGGTAGGGGAAGAATTTTTGATCCACTAACACCAATAACTCCCTATGCCGATGCTGGTGGTGGAGGTGCTGCTGGGTTGTATGGTGGCGGTGGTGGAAATTTAGGAGATGCTGGTGGTGGCGGATCAAGTAAATTACAATCCGGAAGACAATATGTTTTTTCTGGAAGCACTTATGGCCCCGGAAGCAGATGCAATCCATTTTTTGGACTCACGCATGATGCTGGCCTAGGAGCAAATAGAAATGGTAGATTTATAAAAGATTGTGAAGTTTGGGAAGATTGTCCAAATTCAGGTATCACATTTTCTACAGGTGACAGCGGATCAAACGGCGAAACAGCAACTTTGTTTAGAACAAAATGGTGCACTTGCACAGAAAATCAAACTACTGGAAAAGAGTTAGTTGAACCAAATTACATCTGCCTAACAGAAGATCAGTATCTGGCTATAATTGCCCAACAACCAACAGTTGACCCACCACCCCCTGCACAGGGAGATGTTGAATTAAGTTTTGTTTTGAATGGCGAAAGATACATTTTACTCTATGAATGCAATCTATCGTGCGAATCACAATATATTGTCGAAGGCACACCAACAGATGTAAAGTGGTACGTTCAGGGAGCAAATTTAGCTTGGTTTGCGGATTATCCCGAGTGGAACCAAGATAATGTTACCACTTGCTGTGATTGCTATGAGTGTATACCAATTTGCCCTTCATTGAAAGTATACGGAAGCCCTACGCCAAATAGAGTTAAATCCTGTGCATATGCAAATGCATTATCCTGCTATTGGCACCTAGATCCAGTAACACAATGGTTTTATCAATGCAAACCCACAAATTGTTGGGCAAATTATGGCATACAACAAGCAGTAAATCCATATGACCATAGAATAATGGATCCGAATACAGTATTTGATTGTACGGAAGATCCATGCGAAGAGCCACCAGAAAAAGTATGGTATGCTTTAAAATGTGATGATTATTTTGAAAATGAATGTTGCCCCGATTTGGTTTGCTGCGGTCCAAATAGAATTGAATTTTGTGAAAATTATTTAAGAAAACTTATTGGTGAAGCTGAACCCGATTTAAGTAATTTTTGTTACTTCTTTTTATATTTGAATTGTGTATATGTTTTAACTGGGTTTGAATTGAGAGAGTGTGACCCATCTGCTTCAACTCCGGACTTACCAATAAATCAAGGTACATTTATCGAAAGAAAAGATGCAGCTGGACAACCCTGTTGTAGGCCAACCGATGCTCCAGTAATACCACCCACCGAGCCACCAGTAGTGCCACCCGGAACTGAAGGTGTACCATTAATCAACACTGAAGTTATTCCTTATGGAGGACCTTATGAAGATGGATGTGAATCAATAGTAGTTAAATGTTATCCATTCAAAGATCAATTTGGTCTGGTCCAACCTATAGAAATATCATCATCTATAAACACATGTGTTTTAAAATCTGGAATAGATGCATCTACCCGTTCAGACGGAGAAGTACCTGGCCTAGACTATACAACAATTACACGATCTATAGTAGATTATTTTAAATTTTGTAATCCGGATGGAGAAACACCAGGAACTGCTGCAAGAAATTGTTCAAGCTTTAGTGTTGGTACTCTAAGGCCTGGCTATTATAATTTTCCTAGGTATTTTTTACCAAAAGATACCTTAAATATAGAATACAAACCTTGCGAAGAAACTACTATCTTTTATTCTCAAACAGCTTGTAAAACTTGTGTTGGAGGGCAACCAGGAACCAACCCATTTGCCTGCAGTGATTATGAAGGTATTGAATTTGTAAATCAATTAGAAAGTTATGAATTTAAAACAGCATATCGTGTAACTCCCAGTGATGGAACTGATCGTTATATAGATGATGCTTTACAAATTTTTGTACCCAAATGTGTTTACGAACAAGAAAATGGATTTCGATATCTAGGAAGATCTGAGATAGATATAAACACTGGTTGGGGGTCTCAATATGCTGACAGAGCCATGGTATTACGATTTTCTTGTAGTGGAAAGATACACAGAATACTAGTATTCTCAGGAAACGCTGCACACATAGCAGAAGCTATAAATTCTATGTTTAATCCTATAGTTAGCGCAACAGGATTAAATCCTTATTTTTGGTTTAATTGTCGTCAAAGCTGTTTTCAATGCGGATCTAACAATGAACCGCCGTGCAGCGGACCAAACACAAGACCACCATTTTTATATGATGGTAATGATATTATTACAGATTCTTCGTTAAGTTTTAATGAAACAACACAACAATATGTTTATACCTTAAAAGCTTCATCACGAAGATTTACTGTATGTGCATCCCAACAAGCTAGATGTATTTTTGACCAGGGAGAAGGTGGTCCGTTCAATGCAGGAAATATAGATTTAATTTGTCCAGAAGTAATAAATCATTGTAATTCGTTAAACAGTCTTTCCATGCCAGAATACGCACAAGGATTTAGATATATTATGTCAGACCAACAGCTGGGATGTGGTAATCAATCTTTAGTTGAAGATTTTGGTTTTTGTATAAGTCCGCCTAATGTATCGAATAATGTCGTAATTGAACCAGCAATATTAAATAATCCATCTTGTATGAATGTAAGTGTATTGCCCGATGGAATAGAAGGAAGAAAATCAAATCCTAGATTTCTTTATTTTCCGTATCCATTTAACGGATATCAAAAATGTTATCCTCCTTGTGGACAGCCAGGTCCTTTTTATCCTTACAATGAATTTTGTTTTACTGAACAATATCCAACTGCATTTTCAGCATGCGATTTTACGGCACCTTGGCCAACGGTAGAAATACCAAATTATACAACCTGTATAAACCCTACAACAGGTTTACCAAATTTTGTAACAAGATTTATAAAATATTACACAGACCAATTGAGATGTACCACAAGTGCCACTACAATAATTATTGATTAAAAATGAAAGATAAAATAATTTTAAATTTTATTCAAAAAGAAAATGTTTCTTTACCTGTGATAAATTGTATAAATTGGTATGCGCTTGGCATAGAACCAAAATGCAAAATAGGTTTGGATGCTTCTAAATGCTTGGAATGTCCATCTAGAATTTCGCATTATCAAAATTATTTAAATCAACAAAATATACCTTACACCAAACCACAAGAAGTTGCGGTTACAGAAAATAAATCACAAAAATCTTTTATAGAAAAAGCAAAAGCTTACATGAAAGCGGAAGGATCACAAGCTTTGCAGGGAAAGGTTGATGATGATGTTTTTGAAAAGAGAAAAAATATTTGCATTTCTTGTTCACATCTTGTAAAAGCAAAAGGCGATACTAAAGATAGCATAGGTTGGTGTGGTGGTGGTTGTGGTTGTTCTGTTGGAAATCCCAGAGCTGCACTTTCACAAAAACTTTATATGCCAACGCTGTCATGTCCAAAAGGAAAATTTGGAGTAGAAAAGGGCTCCGGCTTTAAAGTAGAGGATGCTGTAGATTCTGCCAAAGGGATTATAACTTCAGTAAAAAACCTTTTTGAAAAGGATAAATAATATACTATGCCATGCATTCAAATACTTTTAAATTTTCAAAATGAAATTCGCCTTCATCACTGGGGTACAACCTCATACTCAGCCCACGTTGCTTTGGGAGCACTTTATGAAGGACTAGATCCTTTAATAGATGCATTTACAGAAGCATACATTGGAGTTAATGGTCGTGAAGAAGTATTTCAGATTAGTTCTCTAACATTCAATGGTCCAAAAAGAACTACTGCAGATTTTGTTCTTAAATCTTTTGAAGAATATCTTTCAAAAGAAATGGAAAAAGAAAAGACAACCAACTATACATCTCTGTTAAATATACGTGATGAGATGCTTGCACTTGTCCAGAAAACCAGGTATCTCCTCACACTGTCGTAAGGAGACAATTATGAAAATTTCAGAGTTAGTTTACGAAATTCGTAACTTGGCTCGCAAAGAAGAAGATCCTCTAGACAAGGATCTTTTTTATCAATGCGCCAAGTCCTTAGAGATTCTTGGAAATCTTGCCAAGATTGCTGATCTTGCAGTTGCAGAACACAACGCAGCAGATGCCCCAGCAATAAATGAAGAGGACAATGTCAAATGGAATATAGACGACACAACTCTGAAAATGCTTTCAGATCATCTTGATTCTTTGGTCCATTATAAATTTATAGATGAAAACGATAGGTGGCCTTATGGCGATCAACCATTTAAAAAATTTGTAAGCGAGCATCCACAGTTAGATGAATGACTCCAATATTGAATAAATTTTAGGTGGAATAGTTCGGTGACTCAAAGCTGCCATTGTAGATGGCATGACTTTAAGCACGATAGGACTTCGATAAGGACTCTTTTTGTATGAGTCAAATTTTCGAGTCTTCTCCATCATAAAATGACTATAGATGTAGCAATTTGCTTTCTTTGCATACATCTTGCTGTCAATTTCAAGATTAAATTTTTTAATAATTTTTACTGCTCTTTTTTCGCAGTCTCTTTCCATGGCACGAACTAGAAAGAATGCTCTTTTTAATTTTTGTTCTGAGTATTCTTTTCCGTTAAACCATTCATCTATTATAATACCAGCGCTGTCAGATTTTGTAAAAACTTTACATTTTTTAATGCATTGTAGAAAATGGCAATATTCGTGAACCAGAGTGGACATAAATTCCGGTGAATTTTTTGCAATTTTTATTACTTTTTTACCTTCATCAAAAAATCCAACGCACCTATAGCCCCCCACATTCACCAATTTTCCACGCCCAATGACGAGGCTCATTCCGTATTCTGCCAGATGATTTTTCACATGTCTGACAAACTGACGATTCCGCTTGTTCATAGGGGAGTCTCCTCAGTCCATATTATTTAGGATAATACTTGACAGTCAAGTAATGGGTGCTATATTATGGGCACTTCTTATAAGAAAGGAAATTTATATGGAAATTACTACTGTTGATCGTCCTACTAAGATTCAGAGAGTGTTTGATTACATGCGTTCGGGTTCCACCCTTACTGCAGGAGAGGCACGGAAGCGTTTCCGTGTGAGCAACATGCGCGCAACGATGCATGACCTCCGTGAAGCGTTTGATCGGTTTGACATGAACTACGCCATCACACGCGAAACACGTAACGGTCGTTCGTACTACCGTCTGGTTCGCAATCGTAGCCGCTAAAATTTAATAAGTTTTGTAGTGTAAGGACTCCCCGAAAGGGGAGTTTTTATTTTAAAGAACACTTATATCTACTGGAATAACTACGTTTCCGTTCAATTCCATGTATATTTTTTTAGGACTTGTAGTTGATTTTGAATAAACAAAATATGATTGGTCAAATCCAGGCGTTCCTATTAAATAAAATTGATCTGCCATGGGAACCGTTCTTTGTTCATCCAAATACACATTTACAGAGAATCCTTTTAATGTTGGATGACTCAAATCTATTTTAAATCCATAATCTACATCAAATTCTAAACTAGAAATTGCAACCAAATTACTGCTTCCTTCTGGATTTCCAAGCAAAGTATAAACGTAATTTACTTCAAGGTCACCAGAATCATTAAAAGAAGGTACTGGATTTTCGTCTATAATAAAGAAAACGGAACCATCAAATAAAACTGATTTGTCTGCGGAAGCTGCATTTGTTGCATTATCTGATAATCTCGCACAATACAAACAAGGTATCCAATATGAATTATATGTAGAAGTTTCATATTGAGATCTTAAAAATGCTTGTAATTGATTTTGATTTTCAAAACAACTTACTTGATTTCCATTAGCGTCAAGAACAACATAACAACCCAAAGCTTTTCTTGATTTTGATAAAATTTCTGGATTTGCGTTTCCTCTCAGATATTGAGTGACCGTTATATTGTTTGTAACTAAGTTTTCGTCAGTAAGAACTGCATCGGTATACAAAAGCTCTCTATTATCTTTTAATGCCAAAACAGAATTTATTTTTATTTTTCCAGTATTTAATGTTGAACCCGTTAACTCAACATATTCTTCTTTGCCAAATTCAGATCCCAAAAATCCAGCATTCAAAAAGGATTTTGATGGATTGTTTGTAATATTATTCAAAATATAATTTGCTGCTGTTAACCCACCAGTATAACCGGTTGTGTATTGTGGTGGATCTATAAAATTATTTTGATTGTAAAATTTGTAATTTGTGGTGTAAGTAAATCCAGAAACAATTCCACCAATAATAAGTTTATTTGAATTTGTTAAACTTTGTAAAGAAAAAACACCAGAAACATCTACAGAATAATCTTGATCAGAATCATAATAATTTCCATCCACAAGAGCAAAGGTTGTTCCCGTTGGAGTGGATTCAAACATCTTTATAAGATAAGTCAAATCGCTAGTAGAATATGTTGATGAATAATCAATGAAACAACTAGATCCTATTATTGAAATATTTGGTTTTGAATTTATATATCCTTGGCGAAATACAGGATCATAGGTAGCTCCTTCAAGAACTAACCCATAATTCTGCAGTGTCCTAGTGGCGTTAAGAACATATAAAAGTGGCATATTATGAAGCCATATATGTTATGGTTTGTGTACCTGTATTTGCTATTGCGTAAACTTTATTTGTATTTTGAATATCCAGGAATACGTTTTCACCTGGGTCTAAAGCGTATCCAAAAGATGAACCAATTAGAGCAGATGTGTTTCCAAGATAGATAAAGTCTGTGTTTGTTGAAAGTGCTCTGATGTTTATTCCAGCAAAGCAAGTATATCCCGCAGGATCCATTTGCCCAGCAGAAGCACTAGTAGCCGAAAGTTTTCCACTCTTAAAGTTTGTTGCTCTACCAACTCCAAGAGCTGTTAAATCTGTTCTCAAACCAACAACTTGCCCATAGATGTTAGTCATACCGGACAAAATAGCAACATCGTTAATGTTTGCTGTGTTTCCAACAGTTACGTTAATTGCTGTTGCTCCAGAAATTCCAGCAACCAGTACGGTTGAAGGAATTGTGGCCTGAAATGTTGCTCCTGTAATATTGACTTTAATAGCATCGCCAACAGTTCCAATGTTCCATCCAGTAGCCCCTACAAGCTTTACAGGAAGGAATGTCGCACCACTTGGCCCATATACGGAAATTGAATCTGCTGTAGTGTATAGACGACCACCAGTAACTTCAACCTGACTTCCTGTAAAAGTTTTTACATAAACTGGAGATCCCGTTATGCCTGTAGCAATGACCGTTCCGCTTACTGGTTGTGGGAAGCCCCCTGCTGTTCCTTGAACCGTAACCAGAGTGGACACAACGGCAGTCAACCCGCTTGAAAAGCTTACAGGAAGTGGAGAGGAGCTTGAAACAATGTTTGCTGTTCCACAAATTCCATACGCTAGTTTAAAAAGTTGAAAGTGAGCGGTTGTACCAGCAAATTGCACTACGTCGGTTGCAACTGCAGCTGTTAAACCGGATGTTTCAATTACAATGTTTTCATCATTATCTGAGGCCATTTAGGTTTCCTATAAATAGTTCTAGAATATTTAGAACGTTTAAATATTGATTTATTTTTATAATGGAGTATAGTTACAATGTATATGGATGATACTGCTAAAGAAAAATTTTCAGGCAAAGTTCTCGAAAGAGTTAAAAAAACAAAATTATCCTTTATGGATTGCATTTTAGAATTAAGTGAAGAAATGAATATAGATGCATCCACTGCTGGTAAACTTTTAACTAAACCGCTAATTGAAAAAATTGAACAAGAAGCAGAAAAATTGCATTTTATAAAAAAGAAAAAAAGTACAAAACTGCCTCTTGACTAATACTTTAACTATACTATACTAACCAAAGAAAGGCCGAGGTAGATCCTCGGGTTCATTATTATGGCAAATTTTTCAGACTTTAAAAAGAAAAGCAAAAACTCAGTCGCATCTCTAACGGAGCGTCTTGATAAGATGACTTCCAAGGAAAGTTACAAGGATGACAGGCTTTGGAAGCCGGGTATCGACAAGGCTGGCAACGGATATGCCGTAATTCGTTTCCTTCCTGAAATTGATGGCGAGGAAACGCCGTTTGTAGCAGTTTATAGCCATACCTTCAAGGGGAAGGGTGGTTGGTTCTATGAAAACTGCCCAACCACCATTGGCGAAAAGTGTCCGGTTTGCGCAGCAAACACAGAACTTTGGAACAGTGGTATTGAAGATGACAAGAACATTGCGCGAAACCGCAAGCGTAAGCTTACGTACATTTCAAATATTCTTGTTATTGAAGATCCTGCAAACCCAGAGAATAAGGGAAAGGTTTTCCTCTATCAGTATGGTACCAAGATTTTCCAAAAGATTCAAAGCCTTGCTCACCCAGAATTTCAAGATGAAGTTGCGGTAGATCCTTTCAACTTCTGGACTGGTGCAGATTTTAAGATCAAAATTCGAAATGTCGGTGGTTACGTAAACTACGACAGAAGTGAATTTTCTTCACCTGCGCCACTGCTCGGAGGGGATGATAAGAAGCTTGAGGAAATTTGGAAGAAGCAGTATCCACTAAAGCCTTTTGTGGATAAGAGTCAGTTTAAGAGCTTTACCGAATTGCAAGAAAGACTCAAGAAGTCCGTAGGCGATGATATTCGTTCGCAGTTTACTGAATCAAAGAACATCGAAGACGATGTTGAGGAAACTGTGGTTGACAATGTAGAAGAAAAAGATCCACTTCAGTATTTTTCTGAAATGGATAACGATTGAAAAAAGCCCCGAAAGGGGCTTTTTTTATTTAAACCCATATTGGTACATTTGTTATTTTACTTAATCTATCATTAAATACTAAATTTGTTAAAGTAAATGTAGGACGCTGTTCAGAAAGTTCTTTCGAATTTGGTTGATTGTTCATTTTGTTTGTTATATCTTCAGAGATTTTATTTACTGTAGGAATTAAATTTTGATCAACTAAATTTTGCAATTTTTCTGTTCTTTGTGCCAATAACAAATTTTTATCTCGTTCAATTATAGAAGCTTTGTCTTCGACATTTGGACTTAGCTTTGTCTGTCCTTCGACCATTGGTTGATTTTGAGCAGACATCAAAATAGTTTCAGGTGCCTGTATTTCAAGAAAACTGCTTCTAACTTTTTCTGTAGAAGATATATAGTTTTCACTTTCTATTAATGGGGAAAG